TTATTAAATTGTGTAGTTAATTCTTGTCAAGACAGGTATTTAAAATTGTCACTACTTACTTCTGCAATAAAAAAAGAATTTTCAGAGTTTAAAAAAATATCATTAGCTTGGATTTGGAATAATTATGATTCTGTGAATGATTTATTAAATGAAGTTAACTCAGTAAAAGGTACTCAAATTAAATATGATTCATATCATAGAAGCAATGCACAAAGAAAATTAGCATCTGCGCATTCTTCAAAACATCGTTGGTACAATAATGGAGTGAAAAATATAAAAGTCACAAACGAAGCAGAATTTTGTAAACATAATCCAGATTTTAAATTAGGAAAATTAAAAATATGATCAAAATTAAAAAAATCAAAGTTAAACAAACTGACGTATACGACATTTCTGTTCCAGAAACAGAATGTTTTTTTGCTAACGATATATTGATTCATAATTGTGAGATCACACTACCTAACAAGCCGTTCAAGCGTTTAGATGATGCAGAAGGTCGTATTTCCCTATGTACACTTGGATCAATTAACTGGGGTGCATTCCGCAATCCAGAAGACATGAGACGTGCTTGTAGAATTCTGCTTAGAAGCTTGAATAACATTTTAGATTATCAGGACTTCTTGAGTATCCAATCTAAATTATCAAATGACGAGATACGTCCGATTGGCATAGGTGTCACTAATCTAGCATACTTCTTAGCCAAGAGAGGATTGAAGTATGGTGATCCAGAATGCTTAGCAGAAGTAAAGACATTTATAGAGCATCAGGCATTTTATTTAACTGAAGCAACAGTAGAGCTGGCAAAGGAACGCGGTCCTTGTTTAGATAGTGCTAAGACACGCTATGGCCAAGGCACGTTTCCTTGGGAGTTAAGAGCAAATGGTGTTAATGAGCTTACAGACTTTACACCAGAACTTGACTGGGAATCATTAAGAAATGAAATAAAACAACACGGAGTACGTAATGCTACGCTGCTAGCAGTTGCTCCTGTTGAATCAAGTTCAGTTTGTATTAATTCAACAAATGGTATAGAAATGCCAATGAGTTTGATTGCTACTAAAGAAAGCAAGGCTGCATCACTTACGCAAGTGGTTCCGGAATATCACAGACTCAAGAACAAGTATCAGTTGATGTGGGATCAAACAGACTGTATCGGATATTTGAAAACTGCTGCGGTGTTAGCTGCATATGTTGATCAGGCTATTTCAGTGAATACGTTTTATTCGCCTAAACATTTTCCAGATCGCAAAGTCCCAACCACATTGATAGCTAAAAATTTAATGCAGGCACATAAATGGGGATTGAAGACCTTGTATTATAGCCTAATGGATAAATCTGGGTCAAAAGTTGATGACCTTGATCTAATTAAAGAACTGGCACCGATAGACTACAGTGACGATGATTCAGACTGCGAAGCTTGTAAGCTATAATAATGGATAACGGAGTAGACAATGTCAACGGCTCAATATAATTTAAAAACAAAAACTGATTATCTTAATCGAAAGATGTTTCTAGATCCTGCTGGACCAGTAACTATTCAACGATTTGAAGAAGTGCATTATCCTAAGATACAAAAGTTCGAAGCAACTCAACGAGGTTTCTTCTGGGTCCCAGAGGAAATATCACTAACCAAAGATGCCAATGATTTCAAAGATGCAAGCGATGCAGTAAAACATATCTTTACCAGCAACTTGCTGCGTCAAACAGCTCTGGACAGTATACAAGGCCGTGGCCCGGTGCAGGTATTCAGTCCTGTGGTAAGTGTTCCAGAATTAGAAGCGTTGGTACTGATTTGGTCAATGTTTGAAACAAACATCCATAGCCGCAGTTATAGTCATATCATTAGAAACATCTATAATGTACCAAAAGATGTGTTTAATACGATTCATGATACACAAGAGATTGTTGATATGGCTTCTAGTGTGGGTAATTATTATGATAGATTGCATCAAATAAATTGCCTAAAAGAAACTGGCGCAACTGTATCTGAAAAAGACCATGTTAAGGCAGTTTGGTTGGCATTACATGCTAGCTATGCACTAGAAGCGTTTCGTTTCATGGTATCATTTGCTACTAGCCTAGCTATGGTAGAGAACAAAATCTTTATTGGTAATGGTAATATTATCAGCTTAATTTTACAGGATGAAATATTGCATAAGGAGTGGACTGCTTATATTATTAATCAAGTAGCAAAAGACGACGCTAGATTTGCTGATGCAAAAGCAGAATGTCAAGACGAAGTCTACAGAATGTACATGAGTGTGATACAGGAAGAAAAATCCTGGGCAGATTACTTGTTTAAGAAGGGTCCTGTAATTGGGCTCAATGCTAACATTCTAAAAGATTTTGTTGATTATACAGCAATGCTTGCATTGAAAGAAGTTGGCATTAAATATCAAGGTTTTGGTCCTAAGACTACTCCTATACCTTGGTTCAATAAGCACAGTGATCCTAGCAAGAAGCAAACTGCATTGCAAGAGTCTGAAAGCACAAATTATATAATAGGTGTAATGGATTCTGTTATTGATTACAACGAGCTTCCAAACTTGTAATTTAGAAAAGATACAAAATGAAAGTAGCCATAATTACTCCTTATTATAAGGAGTCTATCAAATGTCTGAAAAAGTGTCACGACAGTGTTGTGAATCAAACACATCCAAATGTAACTCATTTGATGGTCGCTGATGGGTTTCCTAATCCCAAATGTAAATCATGGAATGTAGAACACGTAGAGTTACCTCACTCTCACGTAGATGCAGGTGCTACACCCCGAGCATTGGGTGCAATTTCAGCATTTAGTAGAGGATATGATGCAGTAGGATTTTTAGATGCAGACAACTGGATCGATTCGGATCATATTGAAAATATGGTTAAAACACTAAAAGAATCTGGTGCTGCAGGAGTTATAGCTACTCGTAGAATACATGCACTAGACGGTACAGAACTTTATGTGGATAGAATAGAGAGCAACGGTGAGAACATGGTTGATACCAACTGCATGTTTTTAACTCGTGCAGCTTTACATTTGATGTCATATTGGGTTACTGATCCGGGGTCTAGATTATGGAGTGATAGATATTTTTGGGAAGCTGTTAAACAAAGTAAGTTATCAATAGTTCAATGCCTTAAACCCACAGTTGCCTATGTTAGCAAGTGGGCGTGGCATTATCAACATGCTGGAGTGGAACCGCCGCCAGATTCAGTGTGGATTGGTCAAGACGCGGTGGGAAATCTCATACACATTAAACATAAGGATTCAAAGGAATATCATGAAAGCAGAAATTTGGACAAAGCCTAATTGCCCATATTGTGATAAGGCTAAGAATTTATTTAAAATCAAGGGCGTAGAATACGAAGAAAAAATAATAAAGTTGACAGAATCACAAGGTTCGGATCTTAAGCCAAATCAAGAATTGGTTTCTCGCGAAGCATTACTCGAACGAGCTCCTAATGCCAAGACTGTACCACAAATATGGCTAGACAATAATTATATAGGCGGCTATAATGAATTAATAGCATTTTGGGGTATTAACTAAGGCCATTTTGCGCCGGGATATACAAAACTTTGTCCTATTAAAATACCATCTACACCGCTGCGTTTTGCAGCGGTCTTACCTATAGCTGAATCAAAGTAGTAGTTGTTTTTTGGGATAGAGTTTAAATCTTTAACTATTAAATCATTAATAATATATTCTTGATCAAACGCAGGTCCGTTTATAAACTTTTCAGACCATGTATTGTCAAGAAATGATATTATTGCAGTAAATTGGCCAGGTTGTTTTAAAATATCTGTCACACTTAATCCTGTTAATCGACTGCGATTTAATATAGTTCCAATTGCCCACACATATTCTGTTAGATCAGATCCAGACACCGCATGTGCAGCAGCAATCAAATGGTTCCAATCTGTGACTGATATAGGTTTACCTAAATATTGTTGTACAGTTTGAAAACCAGTACTAACAGATGATGAAAAATTTGTTAATTTGTAAACGCCATTTACTAAAAATTCAAGTTCAGCACCGGCCATTTGCATAGATGTAGTTGTGACTGTGGTATTGGTAATCCCTGGCTGAATAATCTGTGTAGTAGTACTAAGTGGTCCTACTGTACCAAGTGAACCCAAACTATTATTAAATGAATTGATAGCAGAAACTCCGGCATTCAATTGGGAATTTGTTGACGATAGTTGACTTATTAATGAATCAACTGACAAGTTGTTGGGCAATGAACTGATAAAACTTTGATTAGATAATGACCCAATGGTTGACGTAATAGATGAACTGATTGCAGTTAAATCTTGTGTGATACAACCAAGCTCGCTAGTAATATTGGATAATCCTCCTGTTAATTCCCCTTTAATGCTAGACAGCCCGCTGGTAATACCTTTGATTCCCTTGGTGAGTTGACTTAATATTGTACCTGTTGCACTATATGGTAACCCTGGTAATAAAGTTGATATCATTTTTGTCATATTAGTCAACTCTTGAGTTTGTTTAGATAAATCCATAACAAGTGCAGTCAACCCACCAGGGGTAAGTCCACTCAACATATTAGATATATCAGGAGGTAAACAAGGTGTGTTATTAAGAGGACCAATACCTAAACTTCCATATGCAGAAATTGCTTGATTTACAATTCCGGTACCTCCGCCACTTGTGGACCCGCTTGCAGATGATCCCCCAGCAGAAGATTCAGGCGGAGGTACATCTGTACTGGTGTTGCCATAGGTAATATTATTAAATGTTGGTATTCCGGCAGCAGTGCTAGCACCACCAGTTGCGCTAACCGTACGTCCAGTTACAGCAGTATTACCAAGACTAGATCCACTACTACCATCGCTGCCGTCACTTAGTTTGTTCGGGGCGTTGGTACTTTGTACTAAACCTGCTGGGTTAACAAGAACAAATTGTAAATTATGTGTTCCGTTACTGGCCCATAGTTTATTATCTTGTGAGTAGATTCTCCATTCTTTCAATTGTAATGTATCAGTTACAACAGGTGTACCAATAATAGGGGACCCTATTAAAGGTACATTGCCAGAATCTGGCAATGCAGTAGGCAACGGTGCAAAAGTGCCTTTGAATGCAGTTGCATAGCTTGGTACCGCTCCCTGCCCGTTAGATGGATCATTAATGCCACCAAAATCATTACTCATCGAAAAACCTATTAAATTGTAATATAATATATTTACTCCTAATTTCAACTAAAAATCAGTTATAAATATCAAAACAATATAATTTTAAGGATGCTAATATGCCATTAAATCCTCCAACATATGCAGGATTAGATGTTTTTTACAGCAACAATGTGTTTGTTAATAAAGTACCAGTGGCTCTCTGGAGACCGCCTGCTGGTGCGTTTAATGATGGTTCTCCTGGTACAGCATCAGTTGGCGGTTTGACCATGTATAGTTCCAACGAAAGTGGTCATGCTGCTATGTTAAGAAATGAAGCTGCACTCATGGGGGAAGGTGCTAAAGGTGATGACAATGGCGGTGATCCAGCTAGTAGCGGAATCAGTTCTAGTGCAGGTGCAACCGGTGCATACAATGATTTTAGCGCCACAGGCCCTAATCCAAATCCCAGCGCACCGTCGGGTACGTATGAGTTATCAGTTGATAATCTTCCCAATAGTTTCCCAACTGATATATCTGATCCATTTTATAATAAACAAATAAGTCAATATTTTAAAATGGCACATATTAGAAACCCACCTCAAAATGAATCAACATTTAACTTATCAGCTAGACAAGTTGCAGCAAATTTTATTGAACTTTGTTTAAATGTATTAGATCCAGTTTATGCACAATTTCATTTCAACAAAGATCCACTTAATAGTGCTTATAGATCTACAGCATATAATCAAAGGATAGGCGGCTCGTTAACAAGTGAACATATCACCGGTTGTGCAGCAGATATTAGCCTAGGAACTCCTAGCGGTAATGTAGCAATGTTTAAATGGATATTGAATAGCGGAATAAAATTCCGTCAGTTGCTATATGAAAAGTCCCCAAGCGGAAGTGCAGCAGGTTGGATACATGTATCATATAACAGAGGTATTCCAAAAAGTGATGCATCAAGAGTAGGATACACAACCAACCCACCTAGTATTATCAGCGCCGGCCAAAATGGAGAAAACTTACCAAGTTATCTCAAAGCTTGATTGATCTCGACGATATTAACATGGTATACTAAAATATCATTTACCCAAGGATTGATCATGTTAATAGAAAAAGCTATCGAAGCCAATGATGTTGTAACCATTAAGTTGGTTACTCAGGAAGAAATTGTTGCTAAATTTGTGTCACAAGATACCAATACAGTTACCATTCAAAAGCCAGTACTACTGAACGTGTCAATTGACGAAAAAACAGGAAGGCCTGGTATACAAATGCTCCCATTTTTTGTGCTGGGTGCTAATAGCGATTCAAAAATAACCTTAAAACATATTCATATTATAACCATGCTTACAGCAGCTGATGAAGTTAAAAGTGGATATATCCACAACACGAGTGGTATTGCTGTACCAAGAGCAGGAGAAAAAGGTCTTATTGTATGATATCTAAACCATTTCAAGGTTTACGTACATTTTGTAAAACATCCGACGATACAACAAAACGTTTTGCAGTTATAGGATTACCTAGCGATACTGCTACATCATATAGACCGGGTGCAAGATTTGCACCTGCTGCTATACGAGAATCAAGCATGATGCTAACGGATGGGTATCACCCTTATTTCAATGTCAACATTCGAGATCATACAGTGGATCTCGGCGATGCTGACATAACTGTCGGTAATACATTGAAAATGTTAGAACAAGTTGAAACAGTTACAAATAATGTATTAAATTGGAACAAGCATACAGTATTTCTGGGCGGTGATCACACAGTTACCATTGGAATACTACGTGCTATGAACAAGCGATATGGTAAGATAGCTGTTGTACATTTTGATGCACACTGTGATACATGGCGTACAAATTTTGATGAACCTGTTGGCCACGGAACTTGGTTGTATAATGCTATCACAGAAGAACTGGTTGATCCCACAAAGATTATTAGCATCGGAATACGAAGTCCTTCCGATAGTAAGTCCAGAAACTTTCTAGATCACCATGGTGGTACTACATTTACTGCTAGATATGCACAGACTAACTTAATGGCCGTGATTTCAAACACAATTAAAATTATTGACCATACTCCGGTTTATCTTACATTCGATATTGATGCACTAGATCCTGCATATGCACCCGGTACCGGAACACCAGAAATTGGTGGACTATCCAGCATGTGGGTGTTAGAATGCTTGGAATATTTGGCTGGATTAAATTGGATAGGTATGGATCTAGTAGAGGTTTCACCTCCGTACGATCATGCTGAAATAACCAGTTTAGCTGCTGCTACCATTTGTTGGACTTATCTCAGCATGGTAATAGCCAAAAACCTACAACAATCAACAGAAATCGACGATGTACACGACTGTGGTGCTGATGTAGATGACAATACAGATTTCCGTCCAGTTGAAAAACCCGCTGTTACAAGACCAACAGGACCAACAGGTCCAAGTTGACAACTTAGATATTTGAAGTAATAGTTAAACAGCCGGATACAGATATCCGGGACCTTCGCAAAGATACAATTCCGGAGGACTGAACAATTTATAGGGTTGATCTCCTATAATTCAGTCTGTGACGGTAAGTATCTTTGCAGAAGGCGATTCTGAGGGTCCAAAATGCAGAACGAAATTCGCGATCAAAATGCACGTGATATTAATGCATTAATCAAATATGTCATGTGGTCTAAAGATAAAATTGCTGGTGGTGTCAGACAAGAACTAGCAATAGAAGCACTGTCTCGTATTGTGGATTATCCCATATCATTGATGAGATCCATTTCTGGCAAAGAAGACAGCGTTGATTGACAATTTAAAATAAGACACTATAAATAAATTACCATTGTTGATAGCAATGTAATAAAACGTTATGGACCCCGGGGCAGTACCGGGCTGATCTACCATAGTAACATTGTTTCCTAGGCTTAGCCCACGAAATCGCCCTTTGCGGTTGGCAATGTTACTATGATGGGCCAGACATAGGATTAACAAGCGAATAAAGATTGAAGTAGATGGTCCGGCGAAAGCTTGGTTAATGCAATAAAACTAATAAATGCTAACGCATTTGCAAATGACAATACACCTGTTGTAGAGATGAAAATCGCTGCTTAAGGTTTAAGGTCTGCGGTCAGGGGAGAACCGTATTAAACAATCTCCCTATTACTTTAAAAATCACAACAAGAGTTGACTTTTTTTGAACTATAAGTAAATATTGACGAACACTATTTGTAGTTGGAGTAACGTCCATGTTGACAGCAAGAAATATAATAATAAAAGAAGTCATAGAATTTGTGGTAATCGAAGGCGTTATGTTCCTGGTTAAACGTGTGTTCAAAATCAACAAAAGACGTAAGACTGTTACAGCAATATTGAAGATAATTTCCAACATCGGCGTTATGGTTGCATCACGATATGTGACTGCTGCTGTTGCAATTATCTAACCAACGGTTGCAATTTTAAACTTATCTATTATAATGATCTTGTGGGTCTGGAGGAAAGACGAGTCACAGATCCTAATCGTAGAGGAACAGCACGACCCAAATTTAGATCACCCGTAACAGGGGAGTAGCAGGTGCCAGGTAGGACAACTGGCTGAAAGATCTAATATTGGGAATCTGCGGTAGCCGGTGGACTACACTAGTAAGAGTCATTAGGACTGCGGATTTTAAACAGGTTACGATACCCACACTTTAAACTTGACAGTTAATGCCACTGAATGGTACTATAAATAACATTGCTTGGTATTAACCAGACAAACAGTTGATATCAAGTGATGTTTGATGAAACTTATTGTAGCGTAAATTATTTTTGTATTATTCAATCAGCCACGTGTATGCGTTGAATTGATTGAAATTTAACTTAATTATTTTTGTAAAAACTCGTAATATATTAACCTTATTAACTCGAAAGAAGCGATGTTGTACAGTTACAGCATCGCTTCAATCTTTTCAGATGACAAATAAATTAATCGAAGTTAAAGTACTATATTGTACAAGTTACTGATAAAAGGTATAACTAACAACTGTCATGTCAGAAGAAATTATCAAACTCACAGATTACCAACATCATCGCAAACGTACAGAAATGTACCTGGGCAGTAGAACTGCTCATACACAAAACATAGTACATTGGAATGGAACCAAATTACTGCCAATGGATCTAACCTGGACACCTGCTGTTTATTGTGCATTTAGAGAGCTACTAGATAATGCACTGGACGAGGTAATCGGTCACAAGAAAGGTTCCAAGATTGACATAACCTTTGAACCAAAAGAAATGGTGTTCTCAGTTACTGATGATGGTCGCGGTATTCCAATTGACTGGGATGAGAATGAACGTATACACAAAGCTACACTGGCACTAACACAAGCCCGAGCTGGTCGTAACTTTGGTGATCGTCAAGAAGTACGTGGTACCAACGGCATTGGTGCAAGCACGGTTGTAAACTGCTCTGAATGGTTTCATTTAGAAATACATCGTGACGGCAAGAAGTTTATACAAGAGTTCAAAGAAGGATCCGACCTATTTCCAGAATTAATAATCAATGAACCAAAGATTACCAAGAACGGTGGTCATAGCGGAACACAAGTTAAATTTAAATTAAGCAAGACTGTGTTTAAAAATNCCAAGTTACCTTTGGCATTTATGCAAGCACGTATACATGAAATAGCCGCTAACCATCCCAGGGTTAAATTTACGTTCAATGGCGAACGTATTATGGTCAAGCACTCAATTGAACGCACATTCTTTAATGACAAAGAAGTTATTAAACTAAGCGTCGATGATAAGAACTTTAATAGTGCGTTCTATCTTGTGAGTAACTTTGCCAAAGACGGCGAGTATATACATACCACTGTAAATGATATTCCTGCGTTCAATGGCGGTACTCATATTGATACATTCAAGAGAATGTTCTATAGCGGGCTTATTCGAGCACTAGAACGTGAAAGCAAACGTCGAGGATTAACTCCTAATCGGTCTGACATCAGCGAGGGGTTGTTAATTTATAACGTGACGACTATGTTTTCTCCAGACTTTGACTCACAATCTAAATCCAGACTCATTAATGAGAATGTTGACAGTTATATCAAAGCATACTTCGATAATGAGGAAGTGTTTAAGGACATTATCAAAAAGCACAAGCCGTGGATTGACGAAATCTACGCAAGGTGTGCAGCTAGAACACAAAAACGAGATGACGCAGACTTGGCCAAGATTGGTCGCAAGCTCATGCGTAACAAAGTACCAAAATTACTAGATGCCAATGGTAAAGACAGATCCACTTGTATTCTTATTATTACAGAAGGTGATTCTGCTAAAGGAATGATAAGTGCTGTACGTGATCCAGAAGTACATGGCGCTTTACCCCTACGTGGTAAGATTCTAAACGTACGTGGCGAAGCACCCAAGGACATTGTAGAAAATCAAATCATACAGGATCTAATGACCAGTATTGGTTGTGTGTTAGGCCAACGAGCTGAACGCAAAGATCTACGCTACGGTAAAGTATACTTGGCAGCGGATCAGGATCCAGACGGTGCTAACATTACTGCATTGTTGATCAACTTCTTTTATTTGTATTGGCCGGAGTTGTTTGATCCCAAACAGGAACCCTACTTTTATGCATTTCAAACTCCTTTTATTATTCAGGAGAAGGCCAAGAAACGTCACTACTGGTATGCTCACAACTATCACGAGTATGATCCTAAGGATTGGAAAAACTGTCCAAAGCCGACCAGAGCCAAGGGCCTGGGTAGTCTTGAAGAAGAAGATTGGATACACAGTTTAAAGGTACCTCAGTTGATTCCTATCACAGATGATGGTAAATTAGGTGAGGCACTGGATTTGATATTTAATTCAGCAAGGGCTGATAATCGCAAGGAGTGGATTAGCTTAGATAATAAAATTAATTAAAAATAAAATTTATCGCAGTGCAAATATATATTATAATTATACTAGCGATAAGGAAAATCATGAAACAAGTTTATAAAATTACAAATATTAAGAATAACAAGTCTTACATTGGAATAGTCATAGCAAGAGATAAAGATTATCTTAAACGATTTCAGGAGCATATGACCGGTAAAGGCGGAGTTTATTTATGGAATGAGTTAAAATCAGGTAGCGCAACTGTTGAAGATTTTGTAGTCGAGTTGTTAGAAGAAGGCAATCAGGATGATTTATATTTTAAAACTCAGGAGGAATTTTACATAGAATATTTAGGAACATTATGGCCCAATGGTTATAACGGTAATAAAGGCAATTATATTGTAAAAACACCTGAGATATTACAAAAGGCTCGCAAAACTCGGTTTCAAAATCATCAAGCAGGACTACATAAGTCAACTGGACGATCAGGTATGGCAATTTATAGATATCCAGACGGTAGCATTAAAAAATTATCTATAAATCATCCAGATGTTCTAAATAATACAGTAAAACATATTAATTATAATCCTGAATGTAAAAC